AAATAACAATGTAAATACATTATTTTTAATAGAATTAAGTATTTATAATAAAATAATATTGAATAAGGTATGAAAAAGGACTTTACAAAAGATTTTGGTGAGATACAGAACATGTGTTCTAAAATTAGAACCATCAATGAGTCTTTAGCCTTCGCAGACGAATACGATGACGAAAATGAAGGTCTTGAGGGACAAAACTTTTCTGAAGAGGGGGCACCGGTAGAACAACCACAGGGTGATGTTAAACCTGAGGATGCTGAAATTGAATCTGAGTTACAACAAGAAGATTCCCCAATCAATATGATTCGTGAAATTGCCCTTAAAGGCATGGTTCGTCTCTGCAAGACACCTGAAGACCCCCAATATGAGGTTCTTAAGAAGGTATTCACAATGATAGATAAGGCAAACGACAAAAAGAACGAAGAAAATAATATGTAATTTTGTCAGTCTTGTCTATTTATAGTAAAATAATAAATGTAAAAAAAGAATTTTAAGAAATATGAGTGACTTACTAACCAAAATGCCGCTTCAATTTGAACCGTTGAGGAAAAATAGATGGGTTGTACGTTTTCCAAGTGATCTCGGCATCTCAGAATGGTTTTTGAAGTCGGCTGCAAGACCAACTATTACACAACAATCAAAGGAAATCCAATTCCTTAACACTTCAACATATGTTGTTGGACGATATACGTGGGGTACTATTCAGCTAACTTTCCGCGACCCGATTGCTCCATCGGCTTCACAGGCACTTATGGAATGGGTACGTCTTACATCAGAATCCGTTACAGGTCGTCAGGGATATGCTGCGGGTTACAAGAGAGACCTTGAACTCGAAATGCTTGACCCAACAGGCGTTTGTGTACAAAAATGGATTCTGAAAAACGCATGGATTTCTGAATGTAATTTCGGTTCTCTCGACTATGGAGATGACGAACTTGCTGATATTACCGCCACACTGGTAATAGACTATGCTATTTTGTGTTACTAAACCAAAAATTTAAACTTTAGAAAACAATATGAGCGGTCATTTATTTGGCCGCTCATTACTTATTTCTGTTTATAGATAATCAAATTATCACACTCACTCTTATCGGGAAACTCAAAACTTTTCCACATTCTGTCAATTATTCCATCCCATTTTCCGTTTCCTCTTCTTTTCTTACATTCATCCAATGAAGGTGCCTCAATATAAACATATATGATATTTGGTTTTCCATATTTGAGTACCGTCTCTTTTAATTCTGTACGGTATTTCTTTTTCATATTTGTCTGATTGATAACGAAACTCCTTTTTTCTTCACAACATTTCTTTATACGAGAATTCACAATATCAGTAACATTTTTTTCTTCACTGTTTTCGAGTAAAAGTTTTCTGCCTTTCACATCACCGTATGCAATTATTTCCCTAATGTCATCCCTTGATATGTTTTCAAGGGTTGGTAACATATTTTCTATATATGTATCCTTACCGCAACCGGGAACGCCAATCATCAAATACATATTGAAACTTCCCTTGCTATTGAACTGCTTGTATCGCTTCGTGTAACAATCATTTGCAACAGCCAAATCCTTTATCTCATTAAATCGATATTCGACAAGTTCTTCTGAGTTATGTTCAGACTTTGAACCAAGACTATCGGCGACATTAAGCCACAAAAGTTTCTGAATTGTCGAAATGCCTTGTGCAAGTCTCGTTAACTCATCATATCTCTCTTTGTGTCCCTTTTGCAGAAGATAATGAAATGACATATGCCACCTTACAAGCCAACACACTTCCTCCCTAAACCAAATATCAGGTTCATCAAACAGAAGGTCTCTCGTGATTTTCTCACCCTCAAAACCGTGGTTCTTACAATGCCACTGTTTTTCATTCTTGTCAAAATAGGTTGTTGTCGCCTTTCCAAGGTCATGGCACAATGCGGCAATCATCAATACTCTCTTGTCCCTATTACTCAAATGAGACAGTTCATCATTGATAATCTTGTGCATCTCTTTACAAACCAGCATTGTATGATTCCAAACATTCCCCTCGTTATGGAATATCCTATTTTGGTTTGTCTCCTTCAATACGGCAAATTCCCTACAACGCCTGACATTCTTAACGTTGACGGACAAGTCATCATTAAGCATCCAAGACGTATCCTTTGGGAATGTCTTCATTCCTATTTTAAATAAATTCTTTAGCCATTTCATTTTTCTTCCTGTGCAATATCTCCGTAATTATCCATCATTTCCATATCTACCTCACCCGCATCAATAAGAAGGGCTTCCTTAAATGCAAATGCACAACTCTTCAACTTCCAAGCACTTGGTAATTCACTTCCAATTTTTCTCAGCACAAAACCTTCTCTTGGAACCTCATTGTTGCAGAGAGGCTCGAGTTCCTCCATTCCGAAATGTTCCTTATCAGCCTTCATCTTCTTGAGACATTCCTCATTCCAATGTTCTGTCGGATCAAGTTCAGGATAAAGTTCTGCAAGTGTACCCTGATAAAGGATATCAATCGGATGAACCCTCTTATAGTTCTCATCATTGTTTTCCTTCATTCGCTCAATGAGTTTTACTGTCCAATCATAAACCTCATCAACTTCCCACTCTCTCTTCTTTCCGTCTTCACCTATGGTAGAGATGCGGTAGAACATAATGAAGTTTTCACCGGGCTGACATCCGTAGTCATAGTGCTTCTGAATCATCTGCTGACAACCTGTGATATAGCCGCAAATCTCGCCATATACCGTCATACCCTCGTCAAGATAAGGATAAATGATATCGCCATATTCTGTCCAAATGTCTTTTGAATAGAAACCTTGACTAACTTCCTTATTTATATATCTGTTCTTGATGACGGTTCTTGATGAGTAAACAGGACCATAAACAATATTGTAGTCAATGAAGCGTGTTTTTCTAAATAGACCCGTATTGTCGACAAGCCAATTCCAAACCCGCTTATAGAAAGCAATCTTTTTTGGTTCCCTTACGTGCAGTTTGGAGAAGATAGCACTTGTGCCGTGCAACTTTACGGACATAACACACTCGTCATTTGCGGAGAACATATGCATACACTTAGCCAATTGAGCGGTGTCATAATGGAATGCAAATTCACCCTCAACAAGACGGTCAAATCTTGAAAGTTTCTTACTTCTCTTCTCTCCGCGACCCTTGCCCTCACTCTGTGGCTTGATTGGCGGAACATATGCCTTTACAAACAACTCCCCATTTACCGTGTCGAAATCTTCGCCTACGTAGTCCTCAAGATTGAGTTCCTTCACTTCGGGACAGAAATTAGCCATCTCCTCAATTCCGAATACGAAACCGAATGAAGGCTCACCCTTCAGCGTAATACAACGCACTCTCCCATACTTGTTGAAGAAGCCACAATGAGTCTTAGCCTCGTCTACAATATGTTTTCCCGCATTTACGAGTTCTTCTATCTTATTTTTAAGATTTGTATATTCAACAGTAAGCGACATAGCCTTAGAGGTTGCATAGTCAGCCTTTTCCTGCTTTTCAGAAATATCAGCATTAATTGCTGAGACTCTTTCCTCTTGTGTTTGATCAACTACTTCAAGTTCTTTCTTCAACTTGTTAATCTGCTTGTTGTACTTTGCGGCATTTGCAGTCAGGGAATTCATCTTTGACTTGATGTCCTTTGCCCTTGAGCGCAGGGCATCCGCTTCTGCACGGTAGTTCTTGTCGTATTCCGCCATAATAGCATTAACTTCGTCCGCATTGGCGTTCAAATCACGGCATCCAATTTCAAACAGATTATTAACGGACAGGAACTTGGTATTAAGTGCAGTTTCATTTCCCGAATAGAACATTACCTGTCCTTCGGAAACTTGATCTTTTCTAACTACGATTTGTGTTCCAAGAATATCTGTCTTGGCAAGAAAATCGGAACCTTCGATTGGAGTAAGTTCTCCAATTCTCACAACACTGCAACAATACTCTCCCT